GGGAAAAAATATAAAAGTAGTAGGGTTTTTTCTACACTCCTACACTACTATGCACTCCAGTACCTATTTCAGTAGGCAATAGGTCCTTGGGCCGTGAATAGTTGGCATGAAAGAAAAAAAATAAGTGTTTTGCGGAGATTTAAGCTCTAATCCCCGCACAATTTGCGGTGATTTAAGGGCCTCATCGCATAGTTTGTTAGCGAGTACTACCGCTTCAGGGCCCACGGACCACGGGTCAGGGTTAAAAAGCGTTTCTATATAGTGTTTTTTCCAGCAACATAAAAAATAAAAAAAGAAAAAAATAGGCGTTACCGGCGTTACCGCGTTACCTTGGGCCTCTAGCCCGCATAAACGCTCACTTTTGGGGGTAACGAGGGGGTAACGGCGGTATACACCGTGTGTACTACAAGACGTTAATCAAGGAATTTGCATAAATATTCTGGCGAAAAATGAAAAAAATATTTTTTATTTCTCTGGAAAAAACACTATATAGAACTTGAAATTAAGGGCTGCCAAGCTTATGGTTCTTGAACTTACTCATATATTGGGAGCCCGTATGGCTGAGAAGAAATCACGCTACGCCAAGGTATTCTCTGGCGCGAAGACCACCCCTATCCCTGAAGAGCGGCAAGAGAAACGGCGGGGCAGACCACCCCTGAAAGAGAAGCGGCTAAACCGCAGGCAAGAACTGTTTGTCCGTGAGCTAGTCAGCAAGGACGGCCAGATTACGATGCGGGAGGCGGCGATTAATGCAGGCTACCCTGAGAAGTCTGCCCACGTTCGTGCCTCTGAATTGACCAACCCGCGGATCAGCCCCCACGTTTGCAAGGCCATACGGGAATACCGGCAGGAACTGGACCAGAAGTATGGCGTGGAATACCAACGACACCTTCGGGACCTCCAGCGGATCCGTGACGCGGCGTTAGATGCTGGCGCGTATTCAGCCGCTGTTCAGGCGGAATACCGCAGGGGTCAGGCGCAGGGGGATATCTACGTCAACAAGACTGAGATCCGTCATGGGTCTATTGAGCAGATGTCGAAGGAAGAGGTGATGAAGGCGTTGGACGAACTTAAGCAGAACTACCAGCCTCTGATGCACGATGTGGACTTATCTAGCACGGGCAAAGGCAAGCGGAGCCAAGCCAGAGAGCGAATGATGGCCATTCTTGAAGATGAAGACGTAGAGGACGCGGAGGTTATACAAGAAGATGTTCCTAGTTAATTTTGTAGGCAAGATTTGGTACGGCAAATCGGAGTGGGAAAGGCGTTGTAGGGGGGAGTATTTTGAGGGCGAGCGAAAAAACATTGAGCCTTATTTCTCACACCCCTTGGAAAAGAAGGCGTGGGAATTAAGAAAGGCTCGCTTTAAATGAGCATCGACATATTGGAACCGGTAAAGAAGGCGCGCAAGCCAAGAGAAGCGAGCCTTTGGCAGGCGTTCAAGGCAGGGATACTTAAGTATCAGCCTAGCTGGGCCTACACTCGGGTGGAATCTAGGGCCACCCTTGGGTTCCCTGATCTTTTGCTGATGGACCATAACGGTGCCTTCCATCTGGTAGAGATGAAGGTGGCGAAAAAGAACAAGGTTGATATTTCTCCCCACCAAGTGGCTTTTGCTAGCAAGCACAAGCGCGGCAGTTGCTGGATTCTGGTTCAGCGAAAGGAGGATAACGGGCGGGAGATATTCCTGTACCACGCCAGTCAGGCGGTGGATTTGCGGATGGACGGCCTGACTACGGAGCCCATGGTGTACACCAACCAAACGGGCGACTGGGAAAATATTCTAAATACTATTGCAATGCCGGTTTAGTATCGCATATCCTGTTATTAGGCAATGTTGCCTAATCTTTGGGAGAACAGATATGAAAGCAATACTTTGGCTAGTCGATGACGGCACGTGCTGTCACGACTCTATTCGGTGGTTTGACTCAGAAAAGGATGCTCGGCAATACGCTAGTGATTGCTGGGACTTTGACGTGGACGGTATTCCATTCATTAGCCAGCGCATGGTGGAGAGTCCCTCCGATGTTGTGGCTCTGTTAAACGAAGCGGAGTGTCGATAATGGAAAATTCATTTGATGAGGTTTTTCAGGCCATGTTGGAAGATATTGGCTATGAGAAGTTGGCCTCAAAAGAGGAATTAGTCGAGGAGGTTATTCGGCTAATCGTTATCGATGTTGAGTACGGCGACACCTCATCAATAGAAGGTCTATTGATGATGGTGCCGGAAAAAACACTGATCGACTTTTTGCCGGAGGAATAAGACCATGCCAGCGATTGAACTTAAACACGGGCAGGACCCTGCCGCCGTTACCAATCCTGCTTATTGGGACTGCGAGTGTAAGACCGATTACATTCGGCCTAAGCAAAGCATTTGCGCGGACCCCTCGAAGTTTGACTGCCCCCGCTGTGGGGCGAGCGAAGACCAACAGCCAGATAGTCGGGCCGATGAAGTGGCGGCGGCGTTAGCGGATGTTGAGCTTTGGCCCTCAATCGAAACGCGCCACCATTATCAAGTCGATGGGTGGGTGGATATGTCCACCAAGATTGATGTCTTGGCGCGCAGTGAAGAGGAAGCCATTGAAATCGCGGAGCGTGTTTTTAATCAGCGCGTGTACGAGATGTACCATGCTCATGTCTCTGACTCAGAAACTGTGGAGGACACGTGGTATGAACCACACGGTGGGGATCTGGAGATTTCAGATTGCCGCGAGTATGACGGTGACGCTTGCTACACCCTTGAATCCACTGAAGGCATGGGAGAATAACTTATGACTACTTTAGAAAAGCTAGACCAGATTAGTGAGCGCATAGTCACTTACATAGACAAGGACTTTGAGCTTTATATCTTAGAGCAGGCACTCGATTTACTTGAAGAAGTTAAGAGAGAGCTTAAGGAGGAAACAGCATGAACAATGTGTTGTATCAGGTGGAGTATCTGAGCGTGGACACGGGGCAGTGGACGGTATGTCGCAATTCCACCTTTTCACGCTATAACGAGGCGATAGCGAAACTTGGCGAGCATTTAGCCTCGGACCCGATAGTAAGTCACCGTATTATGCAGGTTGAAACGGTGGTTAATCTAATGGCAATCGTGGAAGCGGAGGGGCTTTGATAATGCAAACAGTAGGTGAAGCCGCTAGTGCGCGGTATGATGGTCAGACATACGATCACGCGTTGCCGCAGGGTTGGGTGGACGCGTGTTGTGAGCGGGGGCTTGATCCCCGTGGGCATTTCGTTTGGCTGTATGACGATTACGTTGGCAGGCCTGCGCCTGTAACTGAAGAGGGCGATCGGATTTGCTCGCTCCTAGCGAGGAATGTGTGATGAGCGACAGAAAAGAAAACCCTGCAACGCTGGCGCGTTTTAATGTGGAGTACATGGCCATGATGCTGAGTGCGGGCCGCACCGAGGAAGCCGCCGAGGCCTATGGCCGAGCAAGGGAATATGCCGCCGAGGCCGCCGATGAGATCGACAGGCTTAGGGAGATAGCGGTGGATACTTCGCCGCTAGAAGAGCTTGCGGCACTGGCCCGCCACTGACCTACACGGTCCACCTCACGCCGCCTACGGGCGGCTTTTTTGTGGGCATAAAAAACCCCGCCGGAGCGGGGTGTATGGTTCAGCTATCCCAACCGCAGTCACAGCCCTTTTCGCACGGCCATAGCGATTCATAACTGAGCTGTTCCTCAAGGTCCCTTAAGGTAAAGCCCAGCAACGTATGGGTGCCCCAGCCTTGAAGGTTGTACCGGTCGGGGGTCAGAAGCTCGTATTGCGGGTCTTCCGGCCCCCAGCACCCGCGCAAGTCTTCGACAGGGCACCGATGCCCGTCTAGCACATACCAGCCATACAGCGGGTAAGTAGGGTTAGATGCCAAGTAAGCCTTGCGCTCTGCGGCGGTTGCTTTTTTGATTCTTCTCATTGCTGTTCTCCCAAAGTGAACGTGAAAGTTGTTTGTGGGGGGTTGCCATCCGATAGCGGACTCGCATCTCGGTGCTAGGCCAGCGTTGTTAAAGAGCAATGCATCCGGCTTGCGGCTTGCATAGGCGTATTATCTCAAACGGGGTTGGCTCAACTCATAGAAAATCGAAAGTCAATGCTTTTGACGCTTCTATGACAGAGCCGGATTGTCGAATTCGGGGGGCTTGACACCGAGAAACGTAGAGCGAGAAGCTGCAAAAACGGCCTCTCATCGGCCTGAACCCCGCATGGTTTCTGGGGCAAAATATTTTTTTGAGGGGCTTGCGCTCCGGTCGGGTATCGCATACATTTGGCGTGCGGCAATTTCGCCGCTAACTTTGGGAGAGTTAAATCATGACGCATTCAATCGAAAATTCAGCTAACACCCTTTCCACTTTGCTCCAGCAGGTTCAGGAGCAAGCCAACCGATCGCAGGACTTTCTGGCCCCCACTGATCAGCTTGTGCTTATGACCGGTGACCGTGGGGACGGTAGCAACGTCAGTCAGATCATCATGGAGCAGGCGGGCGGGATGCCCACTCAAATCCTGACGGCCAATGATGTGGCTTTTGACCAGATTGCCCAGCGGGCGGGGCTTGATGTTCGGACGGCGCGCCGCCTCCAGCAGGGGTACTCGGTGGAGTTTGACGGGCTGATCAATGCCATCTGGCGAAAAGAGCCAGCGGTGCGGATGCTCCGCACTTATGACAACGGCAACAACACCGGCATGGCGCGGGCTTTTGTGAGCGACAAATTCAAGACCTTTGACAATGCTCACCTGCTCAATGCCGCGTTGCCTCAGTTGATGGAATCGGATGCCCAGTGGCGCGTGGTCAATGGCACGGTCACCGATAAGCGGCTGTACCTGCGCCTGAAGTCTGAGGTGATCACTGGCGAGGGTGCCGCGGTAGGTGACGTGATGGCCCTTGGCATCGGTATGTCTAACTCTGAGGTGGGGTGCGGTTCTATCAATGTTTACCAAATGTTCTGGACGCTGGCTTGCCTGAACGGGATGCAAACCGAAAAGCGGACCCGCAAGTCTCATATCACTGGGGCGCGTGG